TAAATATATAACTCCAACAACTCCAGGTCGCATCAGTCAATGGGAATTTCAGTGGGTCCGGTATCTTGGCGCGGCAATTATTCAGAACGCAGCGATATTTGTAGGTGGTCAGAAGATTCAGGAGTTTGATGGAGCGTATCTTCTGAGTCGTGCGCTATTGGACATAGATCAAGACGCATTTCTAAAATGGAAATATCTCGTGGGGGACACTCCCGAACTTACAGAGCCGGCCTTGGGAGCATATGCGGGTGGCACGAATCATACTGGGTATCCGACGGTGATTCCAGACACCAGCCGCACACAACAGTTAAATCGTCCCTCTATTTTTGGTCGTAATATTCATGTCCCTCTATCTTTCTGGTTTACGGAAGCTCCGTCGCAGGCTCTACCGCTCATAGGGCTTCAATATCAAGAATGCGAGATCCAATTGACTCTCAATCCAATCTCGCAACTGTATACGGTGCTCGATGCTTCCGGATATCGTGTGGGTCCGGATTTCAGTATGAATGCAACCGCCGATCAAATATATCAGAATAATCCTAATTATTCCGCGACTACGAATACAGGTGCCCAGATACGCAACTTTTTTACGGATATTGGCTATTCAGTTCCGGCCCTGAATAGCTGGTTTATGAATCCGATTCTACAGGGGACGTTCATATACTTACCAAAAGAGGAGCAGCAGATATTTGCCAGTAGGCCACTCAGTTATATGATTTCACAGGTTGTCACATATCCATTTCCCGGACAATATACACGCCAACTTCTAGACCTCCAAACACACAACCCAATTATGCGACTCATTTTCATTCAACATCGTTCGGATGCAGGGCAGCGAAATGATTTTGCGAATTTCACAAACTGGTATACATATCCATTCGCGCCCTTTCTACCTACTCCGAATGCCACCAACTTTCAAAAACAGAGTTCTACGTCGGGCATCCTAATAGCAAATACGCAGCAAGATATTATTAGGAGTCTCCGAGTATTATGCGATGGGAATGAAATCCAGGAACAGAAGCCCGTAGATTTCTTTACGCGCTTCTCTACCTATAGATATACAAGGGGAATTGGCCAGGATGGGTTGCCTATATATTCGTTTCAGTTGGGACAATCCCCTACTCAAGCTTCGGGTTCCATCAATGCCAGTCGCATACGAAATTTTCAAATAGATATGGACGTCTATCCTCTCCCCGTAGATACGAATTACACGTATGATATAACCGTCTATGTAGAAAATATCAATTGGTTTGAGGTTGTATCAGGTATGGGGGGGCTCAAGTATGCTCTCTAAGGCAATTCTTTCGGCCAATTTACCTGAATATGGGGTTCCAGAAGAGCTCGCCCTCCTTTCATCACTTTTGCCGTGTTTGGAGAAGCGGTCAGCAGATCTGCGAGTTCTTCTTCATCTGCGACAATGTAGCAATTCTTCTTATCAACGAAATCTGTCGCAAAGTCTTCCACCCAGCGCTTATTTATAACAAGAGCACACTTGTTATAAATAGCCTCTAGGAATGTATATTGGGATCCTCCCCCATCATGTTTAATAACACTCATATCAACCACGAATTTGGCATCTCTCAGAATATTGGAAAGTTCTTCAAAACTCTTCTCGAATTGGCCCTTATAATATTTCTGAAATCCCATATCCTTTAGTTTAAAGAATACATATTGGCGATTGATTGCTCCATATATATCTACCGGGTCATCCAATAGTTTATTGGCTTTTATAATAATATCCGTGTGCTTATCAAAATCCACCCGAGATATACTTACGGCCCTGTCAGGATGAGGATCCTTTTTGAAAGGATATTCATAAAATGGATGCAGTATGAACTTGCTTTTCACCCTGAGAGTATCTTTCAAGAACTTTTTTACAGATTCACGAATGGTAATGATCTTGAAGCGGCTTAAATTCCTGAGAACGGGCTCCTTGCCTTTGCCAGACACTTCTGTAGGGTCGTGTATGACGAGATAGCTCCCCGAAGGAATCTTATCCAAATATTCATAATAGGATTTATCAATGGCAGTTATGAGAATTTTGCCAGGGGGCAAATCGTCTATTGCCCGATTTTGATAGGCGGCTCCATATCCATATTCTCGTTGCTTGGATTCCGTCTTAGAACCAATCTTAAAGAGGGGAAAATTGTATTTTAGCGATAAGTGGGCGGTGAAAGATACCCACCCGCCATATATGGGGCGCGCCATGTAAAATAAGTTGGGCATTCGGACCGCTTCTAAAGAACGGGGGGATGAAAAAGAGTCCCGGGATTTACTCACCATGGTATAGTATGGCAAGCTTGTTATCCACCCTCGGAATTACAAATACGGCGGCGCCCGATCCATCCACGTATACAAATATTAAAGCTGAAACAGCAAATCTGGCAGAAGCAAAGACGGAGTTGAATAGCATACTAAGTAACATTCGTATCGCAACAAATGCAGCCCAACTTGCAGGACTCCCCCCTAGTTATACGGAATCTCTTACTGCATTGTCAAATGAGGCCACGAGTGCTGCACATTCGAATATGACATCTGCGCAAATTGCAGCAAAAAATACGGAAATTGCAGCGAAAATGGCGGAGTTAAAGGAACAACAGAAGCTAGCTGTTCGACAACAAAGTATTGATGATATGGAGGCTGCCGTTAAAACTATAACGGAACGTTTAAATGTAATACGGGCGGATCAACGAACGAGTCCAGAACTTTTAGAAAAATATGAAACACTTTATAAAAATGCGGAGGCGGCACTTGTTGCGGTAAAAGCACCGCCTGAGGCAAAAAAGGAGGGTTCTGAGGCGGAACCACCTGCTCTAACGTATTTAACAGCCGCACAATACTTGGATGAACTTGATTCACTTGATACACTGAAAGACGCCGAGGAAAAGAAGGACTTTAATTGGTCTCGCCTGGCTAAACGGATATTAGGATGGACCATGTATTTTGCAATGATTATTAGTTTAATTATAGGATTTTTATTTGGTGGAATTATTATGTCCAATAGCTTTGCGGAAGATAAATTCTGGGCTATTAAGATATATTATTTTATTTATGGAGCCGCCCTATTTCCTATATCTATATCGATGGGAGCGGTGGCACCTCCTTACTGGGTATCCACGTTCATTCCCCTATTTTTAACGAAAAATGTTCCTGGAGTTCCTATGGTTCCTATGGTTCCTCGAGTTCCTGTTGTTCCTGGAGCAGCTCCTGCCCCTCCTAAAAGTCCTACAGCAGGCATATTATCTGCTTTAAGAAAAATTCCAGGGCTCCCCCAATTTGGAGGATCTTCAGAACCATCCACGGGAGGCCTATTCTCCTATCAACTCGTCGATCCAAAAAATCCCACTGCAACACAGAAATTATGGAAAAATATCTTACGCGGAATAAGTATTAGCGAAATTGTATTGTTATTGGGTGTCAGTGTATATTATAGACTAGATAAGATTCTTTTAACAAATATTCAAAAAATAATAAATACCGTCAAAAAGTAGCCTTAAAGGTTCTAACTGTATCTATGTAGAATGAGCCAACCCGCTGCAAAATCACCACAAGAAGCGATGAATTTTCCGTTTGTTTCGGTGATTACTCCCACCTATAATCGAAGAAAATTTATTCCACAGCTCATACAAATGTATAAGGCGCAGAATTATCCTTTACATCGTATGGAGTGGATTATACTGGACGATGGCTCGGATCCTATTGGAGATCTTTTGAAGGATACAAATATTCCTAATCTAAAATATGTGTATGATTCTGAAAAAAAGACGATTGGTGCGAAGCGAAATCGTCTAAATCGGGAATCGTGTGGGGATATTATTATTGCCATGGATGATGACGATTATTATCCTCCAGAAAGAGTCTCTGCGGTTGTTATAGCCTTCAAACGCAATCCAAATATCCAGCTCGCGGGCGCCTCTGAAATTTATATGTATTATTCGGATATTGAGGCTATTTACAAACTAGGCCCATACAATGCAAAACATGCCACGAATGGCACTATGGCATGGCGGCGTTCATACGCAAATTCGCATGTATATGATGAAGATGTAACCCATGCGGAAGAGCGTTCATTTCTGGATGATTATATTAATCCTATGATACAACTGGATCCCTTTAAAGTCATGCTCGTGATGAGTCATTCAGAAAATACGTTTGACAAGACGAAAATGCGTAATACTATAAGTCCATACATACAAAAGACGAATATGAAGCTGAAAGATTTTATACGAGACGGCAAACTCCGTGATTTTTTTAAAGCGGC